TATCTGTTCGATTTCATACTCTAAATGTAGCTGTGCTGAGGCGGCGATGTCCTCAGGCGCTTTAAACATCCACTTTTTCCAAGGGATGCCTTTGTGTAAATCTTCATGTACTATACTAGTCATGTCTATACAGGGTGTACCATAGGCAGCCATACCCATAGTTATATACTCATCTTCATTAGGCTTAAGTCCTATACGTTTCGTTATAGCACTATAAAATAGTCCTAATGACCAAGGATATTGTCTACTCCAAACTTTCTCTCCATCAACCCATACACTTGCTGTATCATACTCTCCAATCGCATCAATTACTACTGTAGCATCTGGTACGAAAGGCGCTGTATAATACGCTGCAGCCATATGGCTTTCATGGTGTTTCATGTGAGTGTCTACAAACTGACCAGCAGAACTAGGTAACATTCCATACTTCTTTCTACGTTCATTCTTTAATTTAGTATCTTCGTAGAATATGGTTGTAGTATCTGCTGTTAACTTTCTTAAGTTTAAAGGTAAACGCTTATCATTCTTGACACGAGTGTATCTCTCCGCTTGTGCGGCAAAGAGTATTTGGTTTCCTTCTACGACTGCAATAGCTGCATCGTGAAACCCTTCGCTAATCCCTGTAAATTTCATCTTTCTTGGGGAAGCTGTGTAGGATTTTCGAGTCCATTGTAAAGCATTCCGTATGCCCTCCAAAATGGTGGGCGGTTTTGTGTCTGTCATTCTTGTACATTTTGTGTAGTTTCTGTTCCCATCTCCAACAGTTGTATATCGTTCCTGTCCAAATCCTCTGTATCCTGATGTCGTAGTTTGTAAATCCACGCCCTCGCTTTACTACGTCTTTGAATGTTCGCCCTTTTGCGATGCCGACTTTTATAGTTTCTCGTTCCCATGTTGCCTTGTTTACTAACACTATCCCATAGAGGACGCCTTCTTTTTCTTTTTCCCACGGATGGTTTTCAAAAAAAGTTTTATTATATACTCCACCACTCATGTATTATCAGAGTCCCTATACTCTAGCATAGACTTATCAAATTGTTTTTGTGCAGTTCTTTTGAAAGACCACTCTAAAAATTTACTAATAAGTTCGCTTAAGTACTTCATACTCGTTTTACAATTCGAGGTATTATTTCTCCACTACGAATAACTTCTACATTACAACCTATTTGTAGGTCTAATGCTTCGATATATCCGATATTGTGTAAGGTGGCACGACTAACTGTTGCCTCTCCTATCACACATGGCTCTAGAATCGCAACTGGCGAAACAGCACCTGACTTCCCGACATTCCATTCAACGTCCAAGAGCCGAGTAACTACTCCAGCCTGTCTTGTTTTTAGAGCGAAAGCTCCTCTTGGATGGTGTGAAGTGTGGCCTAATGTTTCAAAATATATATTAGAGTCGACCCTTACAACTTTGCCATCGTGAGGAAATTCATTCCAATCACTTTGTGTGACAGTGTTAAATCCCATATCTTTTATCATACTCATATCTTCAGTCCACTCAGCACAAATTGCTGGCTGTACTCCATAAGCTATAAATGTCAGATTACGAGACTTAAATTCTTCTAAGTCCTTTAGATTCAAAGCACCACTTGCATAGTTTCTAGCATTTGGTATGTTCTTAGGTGCAACAACTTCTCCAGTAATCTGTTTCAGTCCTTTACTCCATATTTTATTTGGCACTAAAGTTTTTATTTTTCCAGTAATATCTAGTCCTGCTTTACCATCACCACGAGTGAGAGCCTGTGTTAGTACGCCTTCTATATAAGTTATAGACACAGCTGCACCGTCCAACTTGGCAGTCATTATGTGTGGTTTTTTGGAATCCCAATCTGGTTCTTTATCTTCTCCGACAAAGACTTTTTGTAATGAATACATTGGGTAAGGGTGTTTGAATCGTGAATCTGTAGGAGGTATATTATAGTACGGTTTGTCCTGAGGTTTGTATCCTACTTGTGTTTCCAACTCGGTATTCTCTACGAGTCTATCGTATACTTCGTCAGGTAATATAGGATTACCCTCTGCATACTTTCGATTACATAATTCTAGGTATTCTGTTTTATTCATAAGAATATTATACAGAAATTTTAAGGATTTGTCAAGTATTATTTTTTAGAGCTATAAGTATATCTTATCGAGAACTTCTTTGAAATGAGTTTCTAGCACTCCTTTGACCTCTGATATTGACAGAATCTCAACCAACGCCTCAAATAGTCCACGACTATTATTAAAATCTAAAGGCATGGCAATGCCATCCTTGGTAGGTTTCCATTCTTCATCAAAGTCTTGATAATACTTTCTAATATGTAGATACTCTGTTCCACGAAAAGTATTTATCATAACGAATACTTTTTCAGATTTTGCTTCGTTATAACTTATTTCTTTTTCATAGACAGCTGGTGCTTCATGTAGTTCTATCATTTTTCAATATCCTTGATAGGGGTACAATAGAAGTTACATTGTCAGGGACTAACAATCTATAAGAGTCAGTATCCCAACAAAATAATAATACTTGTTTATTATTCGGTTTTGCTCTATTCCTTTTAGATTGTATATACTTATTGTCAAAGTCACTCGTGCATACGTTATATTTTAGCCTACGACTGTTTTGACTTCTGTATGTGACGATTGCATCCCCAGCATCGTCTAATTTTCTAACAAAATCTTCTTTCTTCATGTGATTCCTGTTGGTAGGTTAATATCTATTACCGTCCAATCATGGTGTCACTCTGTAAGGTGATTCTTTTAGATGTAAAAAAGTGCGGACAGTCCGAAGACTGCCCACATTCCAGGGGTATTAATCGTTAAGTTTGTTGATTAAGTTTGTGAAGTATACAGCTGCTTTACCAGTTAGTTTACTGATGATAGCACTGTCAGCTTCTTCGCCCATATCACTAATAGCTTTAATCAATCCATCTTGTGCAGCTGCGACATTTACTCTGCCACCGCCTCCACTTGATGAGGATTTGACTGCTGGTGTTTTCTTAACATAAACACCTGCTTTTGTTAGAATCATTCTGACACCATTTGGGCTCTCGCCTAATTCTTCAGCAATCATCTGTACAATCTCCATGCTATTCTCTGGAGTTGGTTCTTCAGCAGTATACATTTCAACTGCTTGTTCTTTACTTTCGTCTGTCCACGCCATGTTTCTTTTCCTTTTTAATTTATAGTTTTGTTTGTATTCGGCAAGAGTTGAGGTATTACGATAACCTGGAGCCCAACCTGTGGTCTCTAGCATTTGTTGGTAAAATCTATCACTCATTGCTTATTTCCTTAATATAAATATATTATACAAGAATTTTAAGCATGAGTCAAGAACTATTTTTTAGTAGCTAAAACCATAGGTAAGTATATCATCTTTGAACACTTCAGTAATTACTTGTTTACTTTTTAAAGTGTACCAGCTTTTCCAGTCCGTTATTGTTTTTTGACCTTGCATAACTGATATATCTTTTACATCTAGCTTTAAATTTTTTAATTCATTTTCCCAGTCATCAAATGCAATTAGTTCTGTACATTTTTTATAAGAATCTACTTGACCAACTAAATTATTTTCTTGAATCCAGTTATCAAAACCAATCCAATTTAGTCCATGCATATAGTGAAAGACGGCACGTTCATAAGGATTTCTTACTACACCTATCTTCGTACTACCTACTTCAAGTATTAGTACTTGATTCATTTTTTAAGCAACTTGCGTAAAGCTTGTAGTTTTTCATCAGCACTTGCAAGTTGTTCTACCCACTTGTCAAACTCAGGCAATAAATCAGAGTGCTCTCCAATACCTACTGAGTTTTGAAAGTATGTTTGTAGCACTGCTTGTGCTTCTTTAATCTGTGCTATATACTTTGCTTCTAGTGCATCGTAGTAGGGGTTTCCTATATACGCCATTATTTTTCTCCTAATAATCCTCTCAGAAATCCATTCTGATATCTAATCCTCTGATTCTCATTTAACATAGCTGGTAGTGAAAATGGTACTAGCAAGATAGCAAAGATAAATACTACGCTGTAGGAAATAAACCATTGTTTTCTTACTATATGCCCATGAGGAATTCTCCTCATCACAGGATAATAAATTGTGTAAAGTTGTAGTAACCATGCAGAAAGCCACATGGCTACAATATATTCTGACATAAATGTCCTTATTACATATACTCTTGTAAATGTCTTAGACTGCCCATCTCATATGATGCTAAACAATATTGTTTACCAGCATGGGTTAGATGTGGGAAGTATGTGTTTTTTAAATCATCTTGTGTACACTCTATTGTATCTACAAGATATACTTTGTAACCCCTCTCGTCTGAGAGCTCAGGTTTTAATTCTCTTTTTACTATCGCTGGATAGTTTTGTCTGATTGCCCAAACTCTTTCTTCAGGTTGAAACTCATCTGCTACACACTGTTCTGGTAGCATTGCGTTCCTTCTTCCTTCATAGTCGGTCATTGCCAACTTTTGTGGTACTCCGATTCTATCGATAATACCTTTGACAAACGCTGGAGACCTGTATAATGATTTAGCGATATCACTTATATTATCTCCTTCCAAATACATTTGTACTGTAGTTCTAATTTCTTGTGGCGTTGCCGCCTTACCTCTGTTCTGTGCTTTTCTTTTTGCACGGAACTCTTGCATCTCATGAAACTCTCCAATGATATTACCCAATCTAGTGGTGTTGTAAGCTATGTTTAGTATACTACATGCTTCTTTCTTAGTGATTGGTTTACTACCATCGGTAGGGTTTAATAACTCAATTACCTTGGTTATATTTGCTTGTGTGAGATTTTCGTGTTTTTTCGTTCTCATATGTTGCCCCTAATAAAATAATTCCGTAATGTAAAATCTTCAATAAGTCTGCTGTGTTCTTTCCATCTTTCTTTCCATATCTCTGTGCATACTTTATTATGTTTCCTAAACAGAAACCTTCTCCATGCCCTGCGTCAAATATGAACTCAGTAGACTGTATCTTATTCATACTATAATGTCCATCGTATGTGGACTCAATATAGCTTTGAAGCGTTTTGAGTGCTTCGTCCTCGTTAAACTTATTACTGTTGTATTCTGTCATCATAGTCCCCTTGTTCTACCATGAAAAAGCAAACTTGTACAAGTCTGCCTGTTTGTTTATCGTAGCCCCACCCTGCATTAGAGGGAGCATGCCAGTATCTTGCTGGATATACTATTGCTCTGTTGTATATATTTGCTGAGAACATATGGATATCAAAGTTAGGGTGTCCTTCCCATACATCTTTAAATCCTGTTGTACTGTCAAAAGTCACGTCCTTTGTTTTCCATATGGTTTTTGATTCTCTACTCCTAAAAAACGCAGTACCTGCTGTAGGGTCTGGCTCAGGAGATAGATATATAACTGCTGCATACTCTGTCCCACCATATGTAAGTTCTTTATTGACATTGGTTGCATCATGATGAATCCAATTTTGTGGAGACTTATCTCGTACAGTTCCTAAAGTAAAAGCACAGTTGCTAGTATCGTGTTGAAAGTCGATTATATTTCTATTCAACATATGCGATAATCTATTTCTCACATATAGTCTGTTCTGTTTTGAGAAAGTTCCTCTACTTCGTTGACCTGGAAACTTAGTTTGTTTTCCTTGTTGCCCTGGATGAAAGAACATAGCAAGTGCCTGTTCTCTCACTTTATCAGGGTCAGGGTAGAAATTTTCTTCTATTACTATTCTCACTTTTGCAATTCATTTAAAGTTTCAATTCCACCAACTATTTTTAATAGATACTCTTTCTTATCAGCTAATTCTTCTTCTAATAAATGTATCTCTTGTCTAGTCTTTGCTTGTTGTGTCTCTAAATTATTTAAAAGCATATCAGATTTAGACATAGTTTCTAGTGGTTCGTTTGTTATTCCTAATAGTGTACTAAGAGGTGTGTCTTTTCCCATGTTTTCTTACTCCATTTCCTAGGTGTACTTCGCTGCCATCAGACTTTCGCATGATGATATTTCTAAAGTAGTTTCCTCTTTCTAAATATGTTTTAATGGCTTCTTTTTGAGCTTTCTCTGAAGTGCCATCGTTAAATGTGAAGGTATATCCTCCAGCTTCTATCTTAATCATTTTGCTGTTATTCTCTCCTCATAGTCGGCGTAATCTTCATTCCACCAATGAGGCTTGTCTCTGTGAGACCATGCTGCAAATGTAGCTTTGTCAAGATGGTAGTAGTCCCGATAACTCTGTATAGGATTATCGTAGTCTTTCAATTCATCTGGCATTGCTAGTCCAAATTCTGTAAATCCTAGTCTGGGCATATTCTTTGGCTCAGGTAGTTTGTTTACTACTTCTACTATAGATTTGTGTTGTTTACCATAACGATAGTGGTACTCATCATTTAATGCGTTAGCATAACAATGAGTCCACTCAAAGTTATCCAAGCTCGACCTTACCCATATCGTACACGGATGATTATACATCATTGGTAAGTATGGCGTGAGCGGTCGCTGGTCAAGCGGTAGGTGCTTAATCTTGGCTTTCTCACTATTTAGTACCTCACGTTCGTCCTTGTCAAGCGCACGGGGTACAAAGCCTAGTTTGTCGTCAATCCATATCGCAGTACATAAGAGTTGTGCTGCCTCGAGAGGCATCTTTACTATGTGCTTGTCGACATGATACTCTGCGCATTTGTCTAGGTCTTCATCTAAATAAAACAGGTTCATGCTATCCAGCACTTATACTTAGGACATTCTCCAGATGTTGTGTCTAGGTCTGTTCCGCAGTGTTCGCACTCTCCAATATGAAATTTGTCAAACTCTTTTGTCTCTGAGTTCCACATATTGACTGTTTTGTGTTCGTTGTTATCTGTATTTTTCATATGTATATTATACTAAAATTATAACCATATGTCAAGTATTATTTTCTGATTTGTTACAATATGGACACTTCATGCCAACAGGAACGTAGACTACGTTCTTAACCCATCGACAGAAGTGTTTCCACATTGAGTCCATTAATTTCCGTTGATTTTATCCTTTGCTGTACCAGCATAAAGACCGAACCAAGCAGCACCTGCACCAACAATCACAGAAATTAATCCTGACTGTTCGAGTGTAGGGTCTGGTAAATCCATGAACCACATTGTTGCGTAGTATAGTAAGAAAATGTATACTGAAAGAAAAGCTCTAGGGAAGATTCTCCATGCGTCAATCATATTCGATAAGAATATCCAACGTTGCCATGGATTGTCTGGCTCCTTATTTGCTTCCATTTCTGTAATCTTAGCTTTAAGATTACTGTTTTCAGTTACGAGTTCCATAAACTTACTTAAGTCTATTTCTACTTCGTTCCGTGACATATCGCCACTGAATCGTTCATCTGCCATGTTACTCTCCTATGGCTTCCAATCGTACCAATTATTCCTTTTGTAAGGCTTTCCTTTCAACTCTGTGAAATGAAAACTAATTGATATTCTTGGGCTTAAAGTATCTACTTTATGATACTTCTTTTTCGGAATGTAGAGTAAATCCCCTTCATCCAAATCAATAACTTTTTCTAGTGTTGCATCCTTTGGTCGGTATTCTTTTGTTGCAAACTCTTTGTAAATGTACCACCGTATCTTTCCTCTAACATGAAATAGAAAGTTATCAGTGGAGTCAGCATGAATAGGAAAACACTTAGCTTCTTTATTATTACTACAGTAAATGTTTGCTTGTCCTATTCCATAATGCTTTTCAAACTCTTGGCATTGTTCCCACATCTCCTGTGTTAAAAATTCGCTGAGAGTTAGAATGAACGAACTTCCATCCTTCCATAATTTTAATAATTCGTCTCTAGTCTTATACTCTTTGGATTTTTTCTTGCACCATTTATTTCCATCAGGTAAAACAACCTGCAATTGTGGGGTTCTATCCCAAGCACCTATTTTGTACTGATTTAAATAGTTATCCAAGTCTCGCCAAGAAAAATAATCTTTGAAAATATTTTCTTCTGACTTGATGACTAAACACTTCTTACCTTTAAATTCTCTATTGAATCTTTCTATACCAATGGGAGATATTAGTTCTTCAAACTTCATCTAACCACTCCTGTATATGCTGTCTTAAATCGATTTTAGGACTCCATCCTAGTTCCTTTGTCTTTTTCGTCAAAAGTGAACTTGTTGTTCGGTTTCCTTGTACTTCTGGAGTCATGCGTATTTCTGCGTTAAACATTTGAGCTACCTGTAGCATAGAGTAAGACTTTTCTGCTCCTATGCCAAGATTGTCTCCTGTTCCTTTTTCAGCAATTATCATTAATCCATCTACTATGTCTTCAATATGAGTAAAATATCTTCTTTGGTTGCCAGGAGATGTAACTGGTAAAGGTGAGCCTTGTTTGGCTAATTTTTTCCACTTAGCGATAACTGTTGCTAAATTACCAGTAGAGGTTTCTGTTCCTCCATATACATTATATAAATAACATATAGCATAATTCAACCCAAACCATTTACCACTAGCCTTTATCAAGTCTGCATTTCTAGCTTTGCTCCAAGTGTACGGAGAGAGATATGCCCCTTCACTTGCTGTTACACTGCTTGTGCAGGTATAAATTAGTTTTGCATTACACTTGATTGCAAACTCCACAACGGAAGTTGTTCCAGCTACATTACTTTCCCAGACCTTTTTGACATCTTTAAAACTGGTTTCTACTCTTGAATACTCTCCTAAATGAAATATCCAATCAAACTCAGGTTTTAATTGTGAGATGTTTCTTGTTCCTTCTAACTCGTATCGTGCGTCTAGTCTATCTCTCTTTTCTTCTCCAAATCTCCATGTATCTAGTATGGTTACTTGGTGTTCTTCTTTAATTAATCTTTTTGCAAGATGATGTCCTACAAAGCCTTCTCCACCTGTTACTAATACTTTCATAACTGGTTGACTTCTTCTAATAACTCCCACCAAAGGGCTGCAATCTCAGGACGCCAATGAGTAGCTTTTGCTGCTACTAAATACCTTGGATGCCAAGGTTGATAACTTAAAGCAGTCAAGTGTATTTGCCAACATTCATCTAATTCTAGTAATTCTTTTCCAAAGTATCCTTCTCCTTTAGGAATTATACTTGTATTTGCTCCATCAAAAGAGTTCCATCTGCAATCTAATTCATGTACCCACTTGTCTGACTCGAATCTATTTGGAGAGCCAAGCCGTTCCATGAACGTCCATTTATAACTTCCTTTTTCTGTAGGAAAATTCTTTATTTCATTTAAATCAAACCAATCTATTGCTTTCTCACAGTCTATAAGCCACACACTATCACACCACCATCCTTTGGGATTTTTATCGCCATTGTCTTGTTCTGCATCCCATACCATCGCAAAAGGTTTGCCGTACATATTTTCTGTCCATAGGTCATGAATATCTCTTAGATTTATCATGTCTACATCCATATATATTGCTCGACCTTTTCCCTCACACATTAAAGGAATTGCGTATCGAAAACAAGAGAAAGGAGTTCCCCAAGCATCCGTGTTCCAACCTTCAAACATACTCGGTCTAAGTACTGTAATATCTAACTTTGCCTGTGTATTCTTCAAAAGAGAATATTTTATTACTTTCAATGCAGCTTCGTCCATATCTTCACTGGCTCCGATAAAAATTTTCACAACATCATTCTTTAGCGTAACTTCACTAGGATGCGTGTACCCCGCTGGGGCTGGCTTTCTATCTGTTACTACTAGGTGTTGCTCTCTCCAATTTTGTACCATTATGCGTACTCCACTAATAGATTTGTTCCACCATGCCAATTAGTAAATACTATATTTCCTAATACCGCCATTTCTTCACTGATTTCTTGTACCATTATATCGTTATCTGACAAATTCTTTTTCCATTTTTTAACTTGATTTATTCTTTCTAAAGACGATAATAACTTGTTCCAACTCTTGCTTCTTAAAACTACAGTTGAATCTTTTATATTAAACAAAAGTGCTTTTTTTCTGGTTGGAATATTAAAACTTTTTTCTGTATGTTGATAAATAGTTATTTTTATTGGAAATGTGTAGTTTTCCTCTACATTAGAAAACTCTGCGACGAAATTGTTTTTATAGTTGTACCACGCAGGGTGCGTGTTATGATATACATAGTCGGGTCGACTATCATACTTGTATAGTAATATCGAATTTCCAAAAGGCAATATAGAATCATGACTAGCTACACCAGTATCTATAATTCTATGTATCGTTTTGTTTAAGTTGTTTGAGATTTTCAATTTCTTTTTCCAGTTTTATTATTCTATTTACTAGAGGTTGATAACCATCAAAACCTTCAATTCCACACTTAGGGTGTGCTAAGTCCTCTAATATAATTGTTCTATCTTCTAATTCTTCTAGCCATTCTTCGTTTTCTTCGAATCTAGCCTGTGCTGGAGGGTTATTATCAAACCAATCAGCATGCTTTTGCATTGCTCTACGCCAAAACAACATTCTGAAAAACTTAGCCATTTTTTGCTACTAATTTGGTTATTGTTCCTTTATCTTTTATATACTCACATGCAATTTTAAATTCTTCATGATATTTAGAATTTATACTAATATCAATTATAAATCTATGAGTTTTACCTGTATTTCTATCGCACATCCAGTTTAGTTCATCATGTGTGCCTACTAAACAAGTCCAGTTCTTTTGTTGTCCAATACCTTTTGAATCTGCGTACTTAATATACTTACCACCATGAACAAATCTTGTATGACCTTCACCAGAGTTCCATATAAATCTTATAAAGTGTCTAGGATTTCTAGCACCCCATTCCCATCCTGTCCAACCCCAATAAGGTGGTTGAACCATGCAAGTATTTACTTTAAATTTTCTATGTACTATTTCTTTAATTTTATCTTCTGCACCAATAAGTCCATTAAATAACCCAGCTAATTGTTTAGGGGTATATACATCTGCTTGTCTATAAGGCTTACCATTTTTATGAAGTTTTCTTCCTACATAATCCACAAAATTACCTCTATCAACTTTATAGTCAGCACGAATTGCATACTGCTCTTTCATTCTTGATAAAGTTACGTTTGGTTTGGGTGTTTCTTTATACACTGCAGGATGCTGTGTCATAGCAGGAACTAAATGGTCTAACCAATCTAGTATTAATAAATTTCTAAGATGAATTTGTTGTATCATTTTTCATTAACTTTCTCACTTGGAGCCGTAACTGTTCGATAGTATATTACTACTTCTCCTAGTTGATTGATATACCTTTTTAATTCTTGCATATCTTCTGACATGACTTTATAATCTCCAATGGTCGTTCCTACAAATAGTACTTCTCCATTGTTTTGTTCTTTCATTTCATCCAAGAACTGGTCTAGGTAGGTATAACCTTCAGGCCACTCTGGATTTTCTGTATCTTCTTTAAGACAAGTCTTTGGTCTTTTCATACTACCATCATCTTGTACTCTTTTGATACATGGGTTTGTAATTCTTGCATTTGATACTACCCACCACTGAGGAGCTGTAAGCTCTACTGGTCTTGGTAAATCAGGTTGCATGATGTCGATTTCAATTGGTTTTGATACTATCTCTACTTTCTTAGTAGGAAGTAAACTACAACTACTTATCGTCAGTGCTAGGCACAGTAAGCTCGTATAACTTTTCTGTATCATCTTCCATTCCCTCCATCACTTTTTCACTACCATTGTTGAACCTGTTAGTCATAAGACCAGGCTTTTTCAATGCTAGCATATCTAAATTGTGTCTGCTAAATATTGCAAGATACTCTGCTTTTTCAGCTTCTATTTCTGAGTTTCTTCTAGACATATTCATAAGAGACTTACCTTGTTTTTCGTAAGACTCTCGCAGTGTGTCCATTGCCTCTTGCTGGGCTTGTACTGCATTTTCTAACTTGATATTGTTTTCTTTTAAGGTTTCATTCTGACTGTATAAAAAGAAGCAAAGACCTCCTAATACAATCAATCCACCTATTGTTAATTGGTTCATAATTCTTGAATCCTGTAATTAAGTCCATCAGCACCACTAATTTCTACTAATTCTCCTTCCTCTGTGATGAATGATATAAACTTTGGTTGTTTTTTAATGAACTTCTTGACGATAAATTCTTGGTCGTCTGAGTCTCCCCATGTAGCATTATAACTCACTTTGAGACTATAATAAGTAATGAATAGGTTTTTAAACCAAAACCACCACTCACCTATTTTATCTAAAAACTTAGACATTGCTCCAGTCTTTTCCTTCATATAATAATGCCTCTGCTTCTCTCCTACGAATAAGTCCTTCCAGTACTTTACCACCTGCTTTGTTCCACCTTTTGATTTGAGCAGGTACTCCAGCATGGTCGCCAGAGTTGATGACTTTCAACATAGTTGAAGCGTTAAGATTTCCATTACCGAGATTGAACACCCAAGATACCAGTGCGTCGAACTGATTTTGAGAAAGTGGAACCGTTACCGCTGTGTTCACATAGGTTTCGTACTCCCCCATTTCTTCATCAAATAGTTCATTTGCTGTTGCTTGGTCTATTTTCATTCCCTCTACTGCTGTTTTAATATGACCATATCCAATAGTCCAAACACCAGCCGCACACTTATATGCTTCTAGTTCACAGCCTTCAAATTTTTTAATTAAATTTTTACCTTCTTCTGATATTTGCATTTTTTCTCCTATAGGTCGGGGAGCCAAAGCTCCCCTGATACATTCTGACAGTTTAAGAAAGAACATAAATATTCTGAACTATGATGCCACCAAAGGCTATAACTAATGTATAATTAGCTACCATGTTGCAGAACTCTCCGTTCTCACATATACTATCACGAACTTTTGATAATGTTTTCATCAATTAATCTCCAAGATTTTCCTCTTGGAATCTGGAGTTCGTAACAGTTTGATTGTCAGCAATCCGTCTTGTAGACTTACTTCTTCTACTTGTAGGTCGGCGTTTAGAATAAATCTTCGTTCAAAAGACTTTAAACTTAATCCTTGATGAATAAAATTTTCATCTTCTCCTAGTTTTGTTTCTTTTTTACCCTTGATGTGGAGTTCTTTGTTATCAAAGATTATCTCCAACTCTTCTTTTTTCCACCCTGGTACTGCAACTTCTATACGATAGTCGCCTTCCCTTTCGATTAGGTTATATCTAGGATATGCTGCATCCGTATAAGACGGCAGTGTAGGCATATCCAATCCAAGCCAAAATTTGCTTAAATCTATACTCATAATTTTCTCCATAATTCCTTTTCAGTAAATAATTCACGTCTCCTTTCGGTAGACGCACCAAAATGTAAGCGTTATTACCACTTACAAGATAATTATATCAAATTTTAACCTCGATGTCAAGAACTATTTTTCTTCGTCAAACTCTATGACGCCTTCTGCCTCTAAATAATCAACTGTCCTCTCTATTCCTGTCTGCTTACCATAAAGATAGCTAAGATGTATGCCTGCGCACAGAAATATTAAATATGCTATATCCATATGTTCTCCTTTTTCTTATTACATATATTATACATACTTTCTGAACTTAAGTCAAGAATTATTACTACCTAACTTAAAAATAGTTCTTGACATTGAAATCCTTTTTTGATATAATATATGTATGATTAAGACTCTAGAAAATGCACTGTCAGATGAACACTTTTACCACTTTAAGGAATTGTGTTATGGTAGCTTCAAGTTTGGTATCTGCAAAGATTTTACACCGAAAGATGACTTGGGCATGCTCGGATGTGTTGCCATACAGGAAAAGAAACGTTGGTTTGACTATCATGACGACCTTGGTGTAACTGATACACAATACAGTTTTCTACTAAATACTGTCAGAACTATACTAAGACCAATGGGCGAAAAACTCGGAGACATTCGTAGACTGGCATTGAATCTTAACTATCCCAATGGCAAGTCCCATAGCATATGGCACTACGACCACAAACAAGGCACTGAAGGTAAGTCTCTTATATTTTATCTACATGGGCAACCAGAGTGGACAACACAGGTTAAATGTGATAATAAGACTCATACTATTGAGTGTATTCCCAATACGGCACTTCTCTTTGACAATCATGAACACCGAGTCACCATGCCAGACCAGCACACAAGACTCGTTCTTGTTTGCACCTACACATAAATAGTTCTTGACACATGCCGAAAATTTTGTTATAATTGTTGTATGAATAATAATAGAAGATGGACACAGGAAGAAAAAGAATATCTAAAGAGGCATTACAATGTAAAGTCAACGGAAGATATTGCAACTCTACTGGACAGAAGTACGTCGCAAGTCGCCTCACAGGTATACTATCTACGGAAACGTGGATGGAGTTTTCACAGGAGGTTAGATGCCAAGCATAGAGTGTAAAAATATGAGCTTCGAAAAAGCACTGCGTATCTTTCGCAAAAAATGTGACAATGCGGGGGTAAAAGAGGAGTGTCGAGAAAGAAAATATTATACAAAACCGAACTCTCGAAGAAATCAAATGAACAATTCTAGGAAAAGAAATCTAGAGCTCGAGGCACGAAAAAGAAAAGAAAGCGAAAATTCAAGACTTATCAGAAGAAAACCTCCCAAGAAATCCAATTCGAGAGGACGATAGAATATTCTAACACGATTAAACTTCAAAGGATAAAATATTTTCTTGATACCGAAACTCACCCCAACCCCTTAACTCATACCCCTGAGAAAAACAGTTCTTGCTTTATGATGAAAGTTGTGATATAATAAATACATAATTTAGATTATAAGCAAATACAAACTACTTGTTCTTCTCGCTTATCAAAATTTACAAAACGACACACTGAGAGCCTAAGCGGGAAGTGTGGAGTTGTTTGTTAGATAAAGATAGAGAAGAGATTGTATAATCTAATCAACTAAGATAACCAAGCGTTGTCTAAAGTGAGCTGTTCTTGCTCATTTCAATTCCTTAACACTTACAATTACTAAAAACTCGTCTCAATTCAACACAACTTGCGCCAATCCAAAATTTTTTTGGCAATAAAAAACCCACACAAGGTGGGTCTAATT